CTAACACGCCACTCGATTAAATTTTGTATCCAGTCATCTGGATCAGCAACAACATGACGTAACAATTTGTCTTCTAATTCGTTTAAATGTATTATAAATTGTTGTCTATTCATCATTTTGTTTTATCTCCGTTCTTATTTATTAGCCTATCAAATACCCGTTAAAGAAAGAGTGTGAAGAATGGAATCTATTATTATTGTTACTCCAATAACACCATATACTTGCATACTCTCCGGCATTAAAAAAACTAGAAATTTGCCAATTTACTCCATGTGGATAAGGACTGCCGTTTCCATGTGCCCATATTCCATGCGGAACACGCCCACCAAAAGCACTTATGCTACCACTCTTACCTAATGACATATGCATGTGACCGGTAGTACTTGTCCAACTGGTATCATTGTGTTGATAAGAAAGCCACTGAAAATTATAGTGTCCTGCTACAGGTATAGTATATCTACCGGTTGTATAATTAAATCCATTACCGTTTCTCTGATATCCGGTCCAACCGAATCCAGGACTTAATTCTTGCCAGCCTGTTCCTGCTCCTAACTGGTTATTGTAAAGCCATCCATTAGTTCCATGACTTTGAAACATAGGTGTTCCGGTAGTTTGAGGAGTTGCTGCTGCTCCTTGCATGAATCTTCCTGATGCATCCCAACGTGCTCTCTCAACACCTGCTGTAGTAATGCGTACGGTATTATCGTTAGGAAAATACAATCCTGTGTTTGTACTTGCGCTAGAAGCAATAGCTGGCGCGGCTGCCGAACCTGAGGTAGTTCTTAATGGACCAGATAGCACACCACCTGCTCTATTTAATGGTGTATATCCTAAATTAGTAGTAGCAGCACCTGATGCTAATTTACTACTAGATATATTAGACGATGCTGAAATATCTCCTACTACAATAGTTCTATATGTAACTGTTTTACCGGTTAAGTCTATACTAGACGCTAATTGTGTTGCTCCAACAGACCCTAACGCAATATTACCTTGCTGTACTGCACCAGGTGCTAGGTCACCATTAACTACTGCTCCGGGTGCAAAGTCTGATGAAGTTAATGTACTAGCTACAAACGAGTCTGTCGCAATTACCCTTTTAAAACTATTATATGTTGCCATTTATAAAATCATCCTATTAAATATCCACACCATAAACTATGATCGCCGTGAATTCTTGCTGCGCCGCCACCGCCCCAATATGGTTGCGGAATAGCATAATCGCCTGCATTTAAATACATCTGTAAATTAGCACTAACTCCAGGAACATGGTTAGCACTAACTTGGTGACCATAGATTGTGTGGGGAGCTCGACCTGTTACTCTGTCTGTACCGATAGTTCCATTATATCCTATAACCCAATGCATATATCCGGCGCTATTATTAGTATCGTTATATTGATAACTTTGAACATAAAACCAATACCAACCTGCTACAGGAGCAGTAAATCTACCATTCGTAGCTAAGTTACTTCCACCTTGTTGAGAAGCTATTTGCCATGCCCATCCGCCGCCTGGTTGTAAGTTATTGAGTTCTGCCCAACGTCCGTTACCTCCAAATGCGTTACCATAATACCATCCACCATTTCCTGATGCCATAAAAACTGGTAAATTAGGTTGTGTATGGAACGTAGTATTATTAGCACCCTGTCTTGAAAAAGAGTTAACATTGCCGCCGGCAGTTGATATAGATACATTATTTGTACCTGTAAAATAAACACCAGTATTAGTATTACCACTAGAAACTAATGAAGGAGTTCCTGCACTACCTAAAGGTAATTGTAACTGACCTGTCATAGTATCACCGGCTCTATTTGCCGGTGTATATCCTAAATTAGCAACTGCTACTCCGCTTGCAAGTCTATTTCCTGCTACTGATCCTGCGGCAAAATCACTATTAACAAATGCTCGATATGTCATAGTCTTACCGCTTAGATCTACAGTAGCAGCAAGTTGATTTGTTCCTACAGCACCAGCAGTAAAATCTGTTGTTCTTACAGAACCAGAAGCAAAAGCTGCTGATAATATTGATCCAGATCCCAATGCTGACCCAGTTACAGCACCATCTATTATTGCTTCAGAATTTATTTTTTTAAAACTTGCATACGTTGCCATGAATTATCCTATCAAGTATCCGCTAAAAATTTGATGTCCTGCGTGTAATCGTGAGCTATTTCCGTGAAATACACATGCTAAACTTACAAAGTCACCAGCAGCTAAAGGCATAACAGCAGATTGGCACCATCCGTCATCGTGACCATTAGCGTTTTGATGCATATGCATAATATATGGGCTACGTCCGCCAGCAGTCCAACCTCTATTATTATTCTTTCTAACAAAAAGATGAACATAATTAGGTGGAGTATTAGCATCATTTAGCATGTACCACCAAGTCTGAAAAGCATAATGTCCTGCTACCGGTGCTGTATATCTTCCACCTGGTGTAGAAAAGTTAGATCCACCACTTTGATAAGCAACTGCCCAGTTCCAGTTTGCATCTATTTCTACTTCACGTGCCGGTGGTCCCCAGGTATTAACATAATACCAACCATTTTGACCTACCGCACAAAATGCTGGATGATTTGGTCTAGTAATAAATCCACTGCCGTCTACGTTAAGACTAACTGCTCCGTCTGATACTACTTGAACTGTTGTTCCAGTAAAATTAATTCCGTTATCGGTCATACTTGAAAGGGCAATACTTGGAGCGGCAGTACTTCCTGCTGGAACAAAAAGCTGTCCTGATACTGTATCACCTGTGTTATTAATTGGAGTATAACCAAGGTTAGTAGTTATTGCACCGCTACCTAATGTAGTACCAGTAATACCAGCACTACCAGATATATCGGCATCAACTATTGGTCTATAAGTTACTGTCCTAGAACTTAAATCAATAGTTGATGCTAACACTGAAGATGATACAGTTCCACTCATAGCACCAGCTGGAACTTGTTGAGAACCTATAGCACTATTAGGTATTGTATTAGATGCAATATCATTACCTGTTATTGTAGAATTCAGAATTGCGTCTGAAGTAACTCTTTTAAAACTCGAATATGTTGCCATATATCATCCTTAAATTGAAAATATTCTCCAACCTCTTGTTGCGTCAAAATAGATCATATCAAATGCAGCATTCTGTGATGCTACCACTAGATCTTCTGCTAGACTCATAATATTTTGTCCGTTACGACCTATTGTAAGATTGTTTGTTTGAAATGTACCGGCGGCATCTATAACTCTAATAGTGTCGCCTTGTACTGGACTTGCTGGTAATGTTACAGTAAATCCTGCACTTGTTGTATTACACCATAAGACTTGATTACTTAAAGCAGTTGTTCCTCCAGTTACACTAACATTTACAGGAGATCCTAAAGTGTAAGATGTAACAACATAATTTGTTCCATCTGATGTTAGTGTTACTAAAGAATGATTTCCCATAGTATAGGTAAAAGCCGTTGTTGAACCATTTTTAATACTTGGTCCACTATAAACAGCTACAGTTAATGTTATAGTACCGCCTGTTGTGTTATAAAAACTCTGCGATTGACCAAAATATAATCTAGGATCAGCAAGAGTTACTGTGTATGGAGGTGTTCCAGTTAGAGTCGTTAAAATACCTTGTTGAGGTGCTGAAATAGTCGATGTTGTAGTAACCGAACTAACTGAAGTTACCGTATTATATCTTGGCATTATCTAGTCCTTTATTAAGTTGTTGATGTTTCGATTCCGAAAATATTTACATTGATTGCAGAGCCTGCACTTGCCCAAGCTACAACGTTCTTTCCTGCATCTAAAACAATTCCTGTTCTTTCAAAAACACCTTTACCAATAACAACTGTATCGAATTCAATCCATTCAGATCCAGCAGGTGAGCTAGTTGATGCCATTGCTAATCTAACAGTTACTGAGCTAGTTGATACATTAGTCATTGATACGTTAAAAACTGCGTACGTACCTGTTGGTACTGTATAACAAACGGTGTTTGTTGTAGCAGTTAATTGTGTTGAGGTACCTAATCTTCCTGTTGCCATAATTTAATTCTCCAATTATCTTTGTATGAATAATGCAAGTGCTACTGGGGCACCGTCTATACCGCCGGTGAAGTTCATTTTAGCCTTTACATTTATTTGCTCTCCTGATGTAGTCGATATTGTATTATTAGCAACATAGATAACACCGGCAGTTAATGTATTTACGTTTAGTGAGCTCTGACCACCACCAATCTGTGATGTGATATAACTCTTAATTGCTCTTTGAGTTGGTACAACTTCATCGCTATTAGCTGTAAAGAACGGATCTGTACTAAACTGTGTAATAACAGCTGATCCGGTACCAACACCAAGTGATCCAAGTTGCAAGCTCTGTAGTCCACTTAGATTAAACGCACTAGCATTCAATGTAGCAGTACCTGTACTCTGTTGAACGCCAAACAAGTTACCTACGTTAAAGTTACCATCTTGGTCAGTTGATGTAAAGAATACTCTACCACCGTTTGATGCAAGTGTCTGATTTGCTGTTATAGCTGTTGAAGTATCAACAAATGGATAATTTGTATCAGCAAAATTACCAGTTCCTATATACAAGAAATCATGTCCTGTTAGACGAACTTGACTATATTTTAATCTAGTTGTTACTAACTCATTATGTTCTGGAGCAACTAAAACCGACAGTGCAGGATTGATTTGTATTGTCGCTGTATAATTTCCAGGAATACCTAATATATTAGTTACACTAACAAGTTTATAATATTCTCCCGGAATAGATTCAAATTCAACATTAGCACCCGGTAACGGTAAATCAAATACATTTGATACGTTAACAAAATTACTTGGTTGATAAAGATCACTATATCCATCACCTGATGCAGATGCAGTAGCAGTTGTATTTGCAGTTCCTCTATCACTAAAAGATGGGTTACCTAATGCACCGTCTCCCATTCTAGCTATAAATACAGCATCTTGAGTATTATTAGGATCGGTTTGTGTTACAATAGGCGATGCTCTATAAGTTCCTGTTAGAGCAGAACCAGTAGTTAGTGTAATAGGAGTTGCGCTTCCGGAGGTTGCACTAACTTTAAATTGAGTACTGGTAATTGTTGATCCTATTACATAATAAGTTGTTCCGGTATCTAAACCATAATCGTCTAAACCTGTAAATCTAACTGGTTGACTATTTACAAGATTTACCGTTCTATTAGCTGTTATTAAGTTAGTTCCACTTGTAGTTGCTGTAATAGATCCTTTTGGATATCCAGAACCAGGTTCTAACATTCTAATTTCAGATATTGAACCCGAAACTACTCTTGCTCTACTAATGGCCCTAGCACCTGTATAAAGTATTGAACCTATTGTTCCAGATGTGTTTGAAGCTGCTATCCAAATTGGATGATTGTCTGGATTACCAAATGCTAAAGCTCTCCAATTTGTATTAGCAGACATTGTTCTAGAAGTCCAAGTAATACCGTCTGGACTTGTAGCAGCTACATCTGTTCCTGATGCTAATGCAACAAATAATCCTTGTCCATATCTTAAAGTTGTCCATGTAGCACTTGATGGAAGTCCTGGACTTACCGTAGTCCATGTTGTACCTTTATCTATACTATAGGCAACTGATCTTCCACCGCTTGCTACAGCAACAAATCTACCGTTACCATAAGCAACTGAAGTCCATGTAGTAGAACTTGGTAAGTTTCCGCCGGCAGTCCAAGTATTACCATTGGTTGATTTTGCAGTTACATTATTTCCTGTTGAGATAGCAATAAATGTTCCATTACCATAAGCAAGTGAACTATAAGATCCTGCTCCTAATGTTGGAATTGTTCTCGATACCCATGTATCACCGTCGACACTTGATATAGCAGTATTTGTTCCACCCACTGCAACATAAACATTATTACCATATACTAAAGATGTATATGTACCTGCCGGTTGATTAGTGCTTGAAGCCGACCAAGCTGTTCCCAATCCTGCTTCTTCTTGATATGCTGAAGGATTGCCACCAGTTGCTCTAATCGCAACAAACTTAGCACTTGAATCAACAATAGTTATTGTAGGTGTAGAAGTGTATCCTTCACCCCCGTCGTCAACTGCAATAGTGCTAACTCCGCCATTAGTAAGACTTGCTGTAGCAGTAGCTAAAGTAGAAAAACCTCCACCGACTAGTGTAACTGTTGGAGCAGTTTGATAATTTTTACCCCAAGTTGTAACAACAATTTCAGTAACAATATCTGTTCTTGCAGTAGCAGTAGGTGTACTGGTGTATCCTGATCCTGGAATTTCCACAATTACTGATTGAATAACACCATCAAGAACTTGTGCAGTTGCAACTGTTCCTGAGCCAGGTCCGCCACCCGAGAAAACTATAGTTGGCGGTGATGAATAACTAAATCCACCGTCTACAACTGTAATGCTTGCAACTTGATCTGGTAGTGGATCACCGTTAGTATTAAATTCGCCCATTGTAACTGCAAGAACAGCACCCGAACCACCAAGACCGCCTACTACGGCATAAGCAGTTGCACCTTGTCCTCCACCGTATACAACGTCGGCCCAAGAAACTGATGCAGGTAAAGCACCTGCACTATTCCAGTTCACACCGTTAGTTGAATATGCTGTAGTAGTTCCGCTACTTGTAATTGCAACGAAATTACCTTCGCCATATGTAGATGCTTGCCAGGTTGTAGTAGCCGACATAGTTGCTGCACTAGAAGTAAATCCTGGAGCGGCATAAGACATCCTCGGCTCAATAGTATATCCTGTAGTGAGATCTAATATATTCTCTATCGCTTTACCTGGTATAATATGATCCCAACCAGTAGCATATAGAGGAATAGTTAATCCACTAGCATTTGCTGTTATAGTTACGGCTGAGCCACTCAATGATTCACTTACTGCGAATTGAGTTGATGAAAAATTAGCTGCAATTATATAGTATAATGTATTTGCTGAAACACCGTTTGTAGCACCTGTTCCTAAATAAATTGGCATTCCTACATATAAAGTTGCTGTACTAGCTACTGTTAACAGATTATTTGTAATAGCTGTATTTGTTACAGTTAAAGTTGTAAAACTATCTCTGATAACTTTAGCAACCTTACTACCATTATTATATGTGAGTATTTGACCATATTGCCCAGCACCAGTTCCTGATGTAAGTATTACTCTCATACCTACATAAACTGGACTTAATGCTGTATCAGTTGCTGCAAGAGTAATACTTGCAATATCACCTAACTGAGCAACATTTGATGCAGTTATATAATCAGCACCACCTACATCATCTCCGTTATCTGGATCGATAAGTCTTGTTTCGAATACTGCGCTATCGCGGAATTCATCGCCAACGGCTGTAGCATTAAATCCTGCTCCGCTAATTGTAATATCGATATTTGTGTATCCGGAACCGGCATTACCGTATTCAAATCCAAGAATCTCATTTACACCATCTGTAAATACTTGTGAAATTTGAACATCACTTGCTCTATTATCTAATCTTAAATAAAGTGGTTCTTCATAACTATCAACACCTTCGGCAATAACACCATATGTACCATATGATGAGTTACCGTTAGTAGCACGAATACGTCCACCTAGTTCTGCAATATAACCTGCGTAACCATAGTAATTGAACACTGACACAAGTTCTACAAGTGATTCTGAACCAGTACACCATACACCGATACCATCACTAAGGATAGTTGTATAGTCGTTCTTAACCATTGACTTGTTTCCACCGTCGTGAAGTGCAGAATCAATTTTAGCACCTGTACATGCTGTACCAAACATAGTTACGTTCTGTGAATAGTGTGAACGCTCTAATACCCACCATTTACGATCTGCAGGACCAAATCCTGGATTAAGTGATGTATATGCACCAGCAGTTGGTCTACGTGTACCATAAACATTAGGTGCAGTAAGTTGACCGGACAATCCAGTTAATGTACAATTTCTCAATCCTGTACCATTACCTACAAAGAACATATTAGATAATTCTGATCCATCAACAGCATGAACATATTGAACTGCTGCTCTAACAGCCCAATAGTTACCGACATTATTAAGATCATGTATTAATGCATTTACATAGGCAAGGGCATCTCTACGACATGATGCTTCATCGTATGAATAAGTTACAGTCATAGATCCTGTACCGTTATTAGTAATGTCTATTTCTGTAGTTCCATCTTGTTCTGCGGTTAAAGTGAATGTTGTCAAGGTAGGAACTGCTAAAACCCAGTAAGTAGTTCCAATTGAAATACCGCTATCAACAATTGATGTTCCTGAAAATACAACAGGATCGCCTACTACGAAAGGATGGGTGCTAGTTGTGCTGTAACGATTATTGCTGGCAGTTGTAATATCAACAATGTCAGAATATGTATCCGAGGTCCAAGCAGTTGATTCATAAGCTAAAAATGTTTTATTAGCACGTAAAATTTCTGCGCCTTTTATAATACCTAGATTATTATTATAATCTATAGTACCATTAACTTCAGCTCTCTCGCCTACAGTTATTGTAGCAGTCATACTTGTTACTGTATTTCCTATTGTAACTGGTGTACCACTCTTATATGTTTCAGTTATAGTAAGAGTAGTTGTTCCAGGAACAGTGTTAACCCAATAAGTTTTTCCTTCGTAAAGACCACCTGCTCTATTCACAGTAACATTCATAGTTCCTGAGCCAGTTATAAGCGCAACTGCTGATCCACTAATAGTTAGACTTATGGTAATTTGACTACCAGCTACTGAAAGTACATAATATTTTTGATTTTGAATTACATTACCAAATACATTACCTGTAAACCATATAGGTTGATTAACAGCAATTCCTGTAGCACTTGCTAGTGTAATTAAATTTGTAGTCACGGCTGTAGCTGTCGCTGTAGTAGTTGTATCTGCAGGAAGTCCTGTAAATCTAACTGGCATATTTGCATACATGCCTGATGTACTTGTAACAGTTAGAACATTTGTAGAAGTTGTAGCTGTTGTTAATGTAGTAGATACAACACCTCTTATTTCTGATGTAATATCGTCAATAGTAGTAAGTATCTGAGCAGTTGCACCGGATGCTGCAATATTCTTTGCTTTCCACCCGATAAAGTTTATTGCACCAACCGACTCTTCTAAAATATTTGTTAGTAAAAACTGAGTACTTGCAACATCACTATGATATCTACGTCCAGCTGTAAGTGAATAAAAATTACTACCAAAAAGTAAGTCATAACTTAATGCATCAACTATGTCACCTGCATCTCTATCAGTAAGGGCAAAATCAAATGAAGTTGCCTGATAGAATTTCTTAACCCATAAACGAGAATCATATGCAATTTCTTCTCTCTTATCTTGCAAGGCTGTAAATGCAGTTTGTAAAGCTGCTGATGCCCATGCTTTATAAGGTTCTACTGTAGTATTAGCTTCAGCATTATTGATCCAATCAACAACATCTTGAACTCTTGCTTGAGCAAATGCTGCGGCTCCTGCTGAACCGGCAGTACCAGTAGTAACTTGTGGTGTAGTATTTCCTGCTGTTGGAGTAACGGCTGTTTTAGTTACAATTTGTCCAACTATAGTTTTTATTCTAGCTAAGACACCTAAAGTATCAGTTAAGAAGTCGTCTCCAATTTGTAAAATATTATTTGAATAATAAGCTCTACCTGCGACTAGAGATTGACGATTACCACCGTATGTTATATCATATTGAATAGCATCTAATATTCTAGTTGCATCTCTTAAAGTTTTTAATTTATTAGCATCACTATATGATGTCCAATCACCGTTAACTGTTAACCAAGCTGCTATTTCGTCTTTGATAAATTGATAGTTCTGAACTATCTGAGCTCTACCATCTCCATAGTTAACAGTATCACCTGTTAAATTTCCTGTTGATGCGTATGCTACATTAACTAACGTGGTATTATAATTTGTAGGATTTGGAAGAACAAATGCAGGAACTTGAGGTAGACCGTTCTCTACAATATCTCTAATAAGAGCATTGCTAGTAACTATTCTTTCGACTGCTGTTGTTGATCCTACACTACCTGCAGGTAATGATGTTACTTGTGTTTCATCGTTTCCTGTTGTTGGTGTAATAGAATTATTTGCTATAAGATCAGGAATCAAAGATTGTATATGTTGTAAAACTGCTACGCTCTTTGGTTTATCATTTACAAGTAAATCAATACCAGGTTTAGGCTGTATTACTGTTGATCGAAGTTCGTCACCTACTACTGCTGTATAATTTGGTATTACAATCGGAAGAACTTCTGTAAAAGTTCCAGTCTTAACACTTATTGTAGTATTAGGTTTGATTGATGCAGCAATAACAGTAGTGTTTCCAGCTTCTAAAGCAGTTGTAATAATATCAACTAAAGTAGTAACTGATGTAGAAGTACCAGTCTCAGCTGTTAAAGTTACATCTACTATCTGTGTTGCAGGAGTTACAACTCCATTAAGTGTTTGATAATTAACTGCCGGTGCTGTATTACCTAATACGTCTTGTGTAACAGTTACTAGATAATTTAATCCATCAACAAATTCAGTAACTTGAGTAGCTACAGTTGAATTAACATAATCATCACCAGCTTCGTTAAAATATTCTAATGCTGCTCTTGTAGCTTCATTATTGCCTCCATGACTTATATCATGAACTATAGCATCTACAACAATTCCTGCATCTCTTTCTGTCTTATCAGGATCGATGCCAACATATGTATATTGAATAAAATTGTTTACTTCTTTAATAATGAATTGTTTATTTTTCTCAATAAGCTCAGCTGCTTGAACATTTAAATATCCTTTTTCAATTTGTTCGGCAGCAAATCTCACAGTTCTCCATGGCTTGTCTATAGTAAGTCCGTAATCCGGAGCAGAAGTATCAACCCCTGTAGGTCCAACGTAAACTATGTTATTAACAATACCATAAAATTCCCATGAGGGATATCCATTCTTAACTCTTAAAAGTTGTCCTTCATCTCCAATTGGTAATCTTGTTGCTCCGATTGGACTCATATAGAATGTATCGCCCTGAGTAGTTAATACTGAGCTTTCTGCACCCGCTGATAATAAATTCCAATATTGTGCTGTTGTATCTGCTGCTGGACTATTCCCGCCGCCGGCTGTGTGACTTTGAACACAAATATAACTACTTGCTCCGTAAAGAACAATATCACCTAAAACGTATACTGTACCTGATTTCCAAGAGGTTGATTTACCAGTATGTGTGATAGAATCAATTTGACCTCCAGTAGCTTGAACAGTGATAATAATATCGTTTGCAGGAGTAATTCCTCCAACATTTGATCCTAAAATTTTAATAGTATCGTTGTCAGCGTATCCTGTTCCAACATTATCTACTGTAACCGTATAGACTGTTCCAGATCTTACTACATCAAATGTAGCATTTATACCAGTTCCTACAAGATTAGTTCCTGATAGTCCTGTAAATGTTTGAGTACTGAATGTCCAACTCAACCCAGAATTTAATCTATTCCAAAAAGAAACATTAGGAGGTAATTGATTTGTACTGTCTGCACTTGCTACGTAAGTATATGAGCCCACGCGAACAACATCACCTACTTTGTAATCTGTTGAAGATACCCAATCTCCTTGGAATCTAAACCCTGTAAGATATACATCCCAATCTAAAGGATTACTTGTCGGCTGACTATTAATGTTGTTTGTCTTTGCAATATAAGAATAACCACCGTAAGTAACAGTATCACCGATTTGATATTGAGTAGAGTTATTCCATGAATCTTCAAATTCTAGACCATTTACAAAAACGTCCCAAACCGCTTCATTAAAATCTGTAGTCGATATATGAAAAGCTGTACATATCCAAAGATTAGCACCATATTTTACAACATCATTTACTTTATATCTAACGCTGCTGGAATTCCAATTACCGAGATATGTAATACCAGTATTAAAAGAGGTCCAATAAGATGCATCATCTTCTAATCCTTCTATAGATGTTGAAGCACTTGTATGAACTGTATTACAAATATAAACATTACCACCATAAACAACAATGTCATTTTTATGATATCGAGTATCTGTAAGCCAATCGCCTGTAAATCTTATCGATTCAGCAAAAGTTTCCCATTTTGGCGTAGTGCTTCCATCTAATCCTAGATCTTCTTCTAAGCCATAATAAGTAGATGCAGAAAATGTAGCTGATGTATGAGGAACTGTACAGACATAAACATTAGCAAAATATTTTGCAATATCGCCCTTTTCATAGTAAGTTGATGGTTGCCAATCGCCTACCCATCTTTGTCCGTCACTTACTAATTCCCATTTTGTAGGCAATGTAGTATAATCTGTGTTAAAATTACCGGTTGATGTATGTGATCTTACACAGATATATGTTTGCCCGGCATTATTAATAACGTCGTCAACTGTATAATCTGTACTAGCAGCCCATTCACCCTTCCAAATAAACTTAATTCTACCTAATTTAAACTCAGCCATTTGTCATGTTCCTCAATAATGTTATTTATCTTATAAAAAAATCCTACTTATCTGAAGAATGAGGCAGTAAACTTAAAGAATGCCGCCATATCTCCATCAACTGCCGCAGTTGGACCAAAGAAATTTACTTTGTTAAGCATATTTACAGCCGACCCCGATATTCCTTGCGGAATAGTATTATCGATTCTATTCGGTCCCCCAATAATTACAGTACCAGCAGTTGCTTGTCCTGTAAAGGTATTACTACCGCCCTGTGAAAGTCTACTAGTTAGATAACCTCTAATTGACTTTTGTGTAGGAATAATTTGATTAGAATTAGCAATAAACGTAGGATCTGTAGAGAATTGAGTAATAATTACACTAGATCCGCCTACTGCTACACCACCTAATCTTAATTGTGACAGACCTTCAAGTCCAAACTGAGAAGCACTTAAGGTAACAATACCTGTAGCTTGTTCAACTCCGAATAAAGTTCCTACTTTAAAGTTACCATCTTGATCTGTTGACGTATAAAAGACTCTACCAAAATTATTTTCTACAGCTTCATTCTGAGGACTTAATCCAGTTTCAGTAGGTAATCCTGGATAATTTGCTTGTTGAAAATTACCAAAACCTATATTTAAGAAATCGTGTCCTGTTAAACGAACCTGACTATAAAGTTGTCTAATACTTATATTTTCATCATGATCTGGAGACAGTGCTACACTCATGCTCGGAGAAATTTGTATTTCAACATCTAGATTAGGAGCAACTGTTCCGTTAAGAACAGTTGCATTTGTAATTTTATAAACAGTAGAATTACTGTTAACAACTAAATTATCGCCTGGTCTAGGTAATTTTGTAATATTTTTACAAATTATAGATAATCCTGTTTGGAAATCATCTGCATATCCATCTCCTGTAATGGTTACCACTGTAGAATTAGTATTATATCCTGTTCCTCTACTGATAAATGTTGGTCCTGATAGAACACCACTATTGGTTCTAACTTCAACTGTAGCAGGGATTGATATATTTGGATCAATTATTTCTAAAGTTGGCGTAGTAGAATAGTTAGATCCTGTTTCAAACATTGTAATTTCTGATATAGAACCGCTAGATATTGTGACTCTACCACTAGGTCTACGACCAGCTTGTATTATACTAGTTGTATTTGTACCAGCGACAGTTAAGAACATACCTTTGTAATCAGATTCTCTAAAACCAAATGCCATATAACGATAGGAAGAATTGCTTACGGTTCTTTGTTTCCAAATTATACCATCTTGCGAAGTATAACTTATTCCTGATCCAGAATAAAGTGCAACAAAGACGCCGTTACCATAAGCAACTTTGTCTGCTTGTATATCAATTTTAGAAATATACCAATCTACTCCATTAAATGTGTATGCTGTTTCTGACAAGTCTCCTGAAACTACAACAAATTTACCATCACCAAAAGTTATATCACCCCATCCTGTTGTCAAAGGTAATGTAGTTGATACCCATGTTTGTCCGTTGATACTATAGGCGCCAACATTACTTACAGTAGAAACGGCTAAGAATATTCCGTTACCAAATGCTACACCTACCCAATCATCATTTGGTAATCCTGTAGCAGATGACCAGGTTCTACCAAAATTAGTTGAATAAGCTGCTGTTGCAGTCCCTTCTGCAAGAGCAACAAATACACCATTTCCATAAGCGATGTTATTCCATGTTGTTTTTGATGGGAGGTATGTTGTTTTCCATGATGCTCCATTAGAATTAGAATACAGTACTCTAGAACCGGTTTCGCCTGCTTCTGTTGAATTAGATATAATCACCCAATGATTATTACCATAAGATATTCCTGTCCAAGTTGTTCCAGATATAGGTAAAATAATATTTGACCACGTAGATCCGTTAGTAGTAGTCATAGCTGTTGCACCTGTATTAGGTATAGCTATCCATCTATTGTTACCGTATGCAACATCTAGCCAATAAGTTCCAGGTACAAGACTTACAGAAGTAGTTGCGGTTTGACTAAATCCTGGATCAGAAAAAATAGGTCTTGCTTCTACATAATATAGTGTAGTTGAGTCTAAATTTTCTTCTAGTTCAGTTCCAGTATTTACGTGATTCCAACCTACTTCACCAAATTGCATAGATCCGGTTGATGTTGTTAACGCTACTGGAGTACTTCCACCTTCAGTAGTAGTAATCATAATAGTATTAGGAGTTCCAGGTGTTATAGTCATTATATAGTAATCTTGACCTGCATTAATTCCTCCAAATCTATTTGTAGAGAATGTTGCAGTCATATTACCAGTACCTGGAGTAAGATCGATAACTTCAGTAGTTGATGTTCCGGACATAGATCCTACAGCTGATGATAATGTTAAGGCAGCAGGAGCTGTCCTTGCGGTAGCTTCACCTGTTGCAGTAGTTAGAACAACAGCAGAACCCCCAACTGATGTGCTTATAGTAAATGATGTAGAATTATTAACAGCAAGGATATAATAAGTTTGTCCTGATACTATTCCACCAAATGTTGTTCCTATAAATTTAATAGGATTATCAGTTATAAATCCAGTAGTGTCTGAAACTGAAATTAGATTTGATGTTGCTGCTGTAGATGTTACAGTTACTGAAAGTAAAGAACTTGATAGAGTAATTTGCGTAGGAGATTCTACAGTAGCAATATAATATTTTATATCCTTTAAAATTCCACCAAAAGATGTTCCTGAAAAAACAATAGGATTTAACTCAACTAGATTACTTGAGTCATCAATAGTAACTATGTTAGTTGATACTGTAGTAGCTGTAGCTGAAATATTTACTAGTTGATTAGAAATTGTAAAAGTTTCGCTGTTTACAACGTCATTTATGTAATAAGTTGTTCCAATATCAATGCCACCTATAGCTATTCCTGTAAATTGAATTGGCATATTAACAGTCATATCAGATGTTGAGTCTGCCATAAAATAATTGTTATTAGCAGGATATAGTAAAGTCATTGTTCCGGAAGCTGTATTAAGGAATAATGTTGCTCCAAATAATTCATTAGATATTTGAATAGTTGTTGAATTTATAATAGCTGATATGTAATATGTAAAGTTTGTAATAACACCACCGAAGACTGTTCCACTAAAACTAATAGGCATCCACAATGTTAAAGTAGTAGTATCTTCAACAGTAATCGTATTAACTAATCCACCTGTTACAATATTAACTGTTTGCATTGCTTGTGATGCAGATGTAACTTGAGTAGTGTAATAAGTCGGTATAAATTGTATAGGCATATCAATATATAATTCTTTAGTATCAAATTCATTATCTAACTCAAATGTATTTGATCCCGAATTTGATGCAACTACTGTTATTGGAATAAATGATTCTTTTAACATAGTTGCAAATTTATTGATAGGATTATAATGACCAATATATCCATATTGTCCTGCACCGGTTCCGCTGTTTATAAACAGTCTCATTCTTTCTAAATTACTTGCTTCATTTATATCAGATTGAGCAATAACAATATAATGGGTATTACCTCCTTGAGCATTGTTAGACGCAACAAGATATCCGGATCCACCTGCAACAGAATTATTTTCGTTAGTTATTCTTACTTGGAAAATTGAGTCAGAGCGTATTTCATCTCCTAAAATTACTGCTGAAGTTCCTGCTCCTACAACATGATAATTTGCGTAAGACGTATATCTATTATCTAAAGTTTCGTAATAGAAAGTTGGAGATCCTGTTCCTATTTGAAGTTGAGCTCCATAAACATAAGTAGATCCCGCATTTCCTAAAGTTCCTCTAGGATATATTCTAAATTGTAATGTATTATTCAGTGCATTAGTATCATATACATTAAAATATATTCTATACCAACCATTACTTAGAACTTCTCTACCGTAAACTAAAGGAGTTAGTCCTCCCCCAGAACTAGAAGGAGTTAATGTATCAGTATCAAAATTATAACTAAGATAACTTGTTCTTGTACTTGTTCCACTAAAAATTGTATATAAATCTATAGTAGAAGATGTAAATTTCTTAACATATAAACTCGCTACATACCCTAAATTTGATCCTGACGGTACTGTACCTGTGCTAGTAACTGTTGCTATAGAGCTTCCTGATAATGTCGCAACAGTGATAGTGAGATCATTTACACCATCTCTACCACCTAATAAACTACCTAAAATATACATAGTATTAGTTGCAACATATCCTGTTCCGGGATTGTTAACTGCTATTTCATAGCTAGTAGATCTTACAGTAACATTAAATGTTGCCAATGATCCCGAACCCTCGATATTAATTGCACTTAATCCTGTATAGGTTGCTCCTGCTGGATTTATTGTAATGTTTTTATAGATATAACTAGAATCTGTTCCAGATGTTGTTCCTGTGAGTGTCCACGCATCTGCAACTTCTCCGAAAAGATTTAACACATTTTGATTTATATTAACATTACTATCTGTAGTCCATGTAGTAAAATCATTACTGTATCTTAACATGTTAGTTGTAGAAGTTACATAATTTGATCCAGCATTACTATATCTTAATTTTAATAATAGAGAATCGATTCCTAAAGAACTTTGCACACTTGCAATAGCTTCTGTAGATCTATTGTTTATGTTACCAGTAATTGGAGTTTCAGTATCATCAAAGCCTTCGGCAATAACACCAAATGTACCATATGATGAGTTACCATTGGTAGCACGAATTCTTCCACCGTCTTCTGCAAAATATCCAGCATAGTTGTAGTAAGAAAAGACAGAAACACACTCAGTAAGTGACCCTCTTCCTGTACACCATACTCCAATACCATCTGATAATATCTGTGTAAAGTCGTTAGAGACTATAGACTTATTACCGCCATTATGTAATGTTCCGTCGATTTTCATACCAACACAACCTGTACCAAATGTTGTAACATTTTGAACATATGGAGATCTTCTATAAATCCATGCTGATGTATCATCAGGACCAAGTCCTGGATCTAGAGATGCATATGCACCGCCTGTAGGACGTCTAGTAAGATATGTATTAGGAGCAGATAATGTTCCTAAAAGACCAGACAGTGTCATATTTCTTAAACCTGTTGCATCTCTAAGATAGAACATATCCTTAATTGCGTCACCACCGTAAACATACATATTACCTAAATCATTTACAAATGTAATAGCTTCTCCGTCAGGTTCTTCACTTACTTGGAATGTTGTAGAAGTTAGTGTATCGCCTACAACATAATAAGTTTGTCCTTCTGTAACATCAGGAAAATCATCTAATATAACACCCGTTGAAACAAATTGAACTGGAGTATTATTTTCCATTCCTTCTGTAGAGATAACAGTTACAGAGTTTCCAGTTGCATTTGTTCTAGTTGCGTATGTTTTTATAACTAATCCAGGAGTAATTACGGTTCCTCTTAGTTCGTCACCTACTACTGCACAGTTTGCAGGAACAACGATAGGTAATGTTTCTTCATATGTACCTGATTTTACAAATATTGTTGCTGTAAGTCCTTGGTTAGGTACAGGTAAATCTTCTGTTGTTTGGTTAGTT